GGTAAGTTTAAGTTAGGAGAACCCAATGTCCCGTCCACGCGTCGAACTCTCTCCCCTCCCTGCGGAGGCCCCACGGTGGAAGCTCCTCTCCGCCCACTACCTCAACGTCCCCAAGCTCCCCGACGGCACCGCCGTTGAATGGGAGCACAAGGAAACCGCTCGTGAAACTGGGCGGACGGTCCGCAAGCTCTACCCGGTCCCCATGCTCCTCGACCCCAAGGACCCAGCCGATTGGAACTACCCCGAGGAGATCATCGTGGCCTGGGAGGGCACACCCTACTCCAAAGACATCATCTTCCTCGGGGAGCCCACCCCTGAGATGGAGCCGCTCAACACCTCCGCCGAAGAAATCTCCGCTCGGCTGCACGACCGCTGGTCCCACCCGATCAACGACCTACCCACCGTCCAACTGTCCCAGGACGAGAAGAGCTTCTACGAGTCCATGACCAAAGCCTTCATGGCCATGTCCGCTGGTGGCCCTCCGGTGACCGCCACGGTCCCGCGGGGTGAGATCGAGGCCCTCCGTGCCGAGATCGATGCCCTGAAGGCCAAGCTTGCTGAATGGGAGAGCGCTGATGCGTAGCCAAGTCGACCTAGACCGTGGTGGGGTTGCCACCCAAGCTGAGCGTGTGTCGATCGGCCCCACGGTCGGGTGGGCCTGGAAACATGCGGACCGTATCTGGCGGGTGCGCCAGGACGGGGTGATCCGGATCGAACGCGGGGTGACCTTGGTTGCCCTTGAGGACCCCGCCGCCAACGTTACCGTCCAACTCCCCTCTGCCCGAGGCCTTGCCCGTGCCGTTGCCATCCCTGGCACCTGGGTGACCGCCCCCGTGACCGTGCTTGACCTGACCGGGCACGCCTCGGAGCGGACCTTCACCATCTTCCCTTGGCCCGGTGAGAAGATCTCCGGCCTTGACTCCATCTCCCTCGACACGGACTGGGCCTCAGTCCGCCTTGTTCCTCGGCTCCGCGAAGGCGGTTGGACGGTGCAGATATGAAGAAGATCCTCCTTGCTCTTGCCCTCACCCTTCTCCCTGGGCTGGCCCTTGCCCAGTCCTGCAATGGGCAGTTCAAACCCTACTACGTCTGTGGCCGCTTGGGCACCGCCGGCATCCCCACCCAAGTCCCTGGATCCATCACCATCAACGGGACTCAGTGCCTGATCGGCTCCACCTGTTCCATTCAAGGCGGTTCCGGTGTGGCCTACAACTTTCAAGCCCAGTACCCCATTGGGCTCAACTGGGATGGGCAGAACAACGTAACCTACTACCTCGACACCGCTGGCGCTTCCCCCGGTTGGGCCTTGGTGGTCGATGCCTCTGGGAAACCGGCCTGGAAGGCCCTCGGCTCTGGCCTTCCCACAGCCGCCTTCGGTGTCCTCACCGTCAAGTCCGCCGAACAGCCCTTGGCTGCCCCTGAGTGGCTTGGTGGTCACGTGGATGAGGTCCTAGTCCGCAGCCACCGTGACCGCTACCCAGGCACCAGTGGTTATCCACACATCGACTGGGTCGGCGCCAATCAACCCGCTGTCCTTGTCTACGGCTATGACCCGATCGTCACTAAGGACTGGTGGGTCGATTGGGCCAACACCAACCAAGGCGGAGTCCTGGTCCAAGGGGGTGACTACCCAGCTAACATTGATCCAAATATAGCTGAACGAGCCCCGCGGTTCACCAACAACAGACGAGGGTCCGTCCTTATCGCTTACGGCCCTCAGGCAGAGCCACACTTCGACAACGTCTTCTCTGCCCTTACCCAAAACATGCAGAATGGCAGCAATCAAGACAACGTCTACACCACCGCTGCCGTTGGCCGAGTGCCCACGATCGTCTCTGGCTCCCCCACCTGGGCCGTGGAGTGGAGGGACCCAGCCACTGGCCTGCCTCCAGGCGGGACTGCCGGTCAGGTCCTCACCCAAACCGCCTCCGGTCCTGCTTGGCAGGAGCCGTCTAGCCCCGCCCCGATCACCCGCCCACAGGGCTGGTTCTCCGCCGCTGGCTCCGTTCCTTCGGTTGATGGAACCGGTGCTTCCAGTATGTACGGTACCGGGACGTTCTACTACGTGACGATCTTTGGTGATGGGAGCATTCCAATCCAAGGCTCCAGTGGCACTATAACCATGCATCGAGCCGCTTGGATCTCTTACTACGCGCCAACCCTTGACATCACCAACATGCACCTTCCTCAAGGCGCCATGTTCGATGTGTTTGCATATGAGACTTCTCCTGGCGTAGCCCAGTTCTGTGCGGTGCAGTGGACTAACGCCACCACACGCGCCGTGAACGTTGGGTGGGAGGGCACCGGCACTCTCATCTGGAACACTGCGGCTATCCCCTCTTGCATCATCTCTGGAAGCACCAACACGACCGCTGTGGCGGTAAACGCAGGCACCTACCTTGCCTCCTTTTACACCAATACGAAGAACAATCAAAACTACGGTACGCTTACCAACGGTGGGGAGAACTCCGCGGACTTCCCCACGAACAACATATTCGCTATGTGCCTCTGCTTCTACAATCAGTGGAACCAGCAACCAATGTTCGCCACGAAGCGTGGAGGCGGTAGTGACACTAGCGTTGCTGTCTCTGCTACACAGCAGTGGGTGTCCTTTGGTCCATCAATTAACTATATGTCTGTTGGGGTAGTCCGTGGGTTCAGTGGAGCCAAAGACAAGTCCGACCTCGAATACTCTGGGTGGGTAACCACTGTGGGGTCAACTGCACGTGTTACGGCCTTTGCTGCGGTGGGCACCCCAGGGTCTCTTCCTGGCGTCAACAACTCAAGTTACCGTAACAATACGGTTGCCTTGGTTAGTGATACAACAGGCACCATCTACTACCCTGTGTCTGGGCAGGGTCTTAGCAACACCCCACAAGGTTATAGTGAGGCCACTCTAGCCTTCAGCTTCGATAAAATGACATCGGGGCAGACCGCGAGGGTCCTTGGCGATCAGACCCAGGTAGGTGGAGGCGGTGCCAACATGACCCTCTACGGCCAGCCTTACCTCACCGTGAGGAGAATGCAATGACCGAAGAGGAAGTCCTCTCCCGCATCGCCAGGGAGCTGGTGACGGTCCGCCAGCTCGTCTCGGAGATCGCTGGGGTGTTCCGGAGGGCCGAGAGCGAGGTGCCTGAGGCCCTCCGCCGCTTCGTCAACTACATGCACGATGTACACGATATCTCCTACATGTACCAAGAACTGGGCCAAGCCGTGCCTGCCTGGGTCCTGCGGGAGATTGAGCGGTGCGATGATCGGTACCGCCAACTCGTCTCAGAGGAACTCCGCGATGGCACCCTGGAAAAGGTCCGGCGGAAGATGGCCGAGGACCCAGAGAACCGCTGGGACCACACCCGACAACTCTCCTACAGGAGGCCCACATGAAGCAAGGCGAAGCCACCCACACCGGCCCTGGAGGCCGTAAGCATGAACCGCACGAGACCGTACTCTGTGTTACTCCGGCTAGCTCTGGCCTTGGCGTTCCTTGCAGTACTACTACCGTACTTCATCCCGGCCGTGACTATGGGCCTCCGCCTGTGGTTACAGCGAACCACCGGTCTGGGGCCCAGGGCAAGCACCGAGGTGGCCGATGAGAGACCAGCTCGACCTGGACAAGGGCGGGATCTACCGAGCTGAGGAGAAGGTGTACCTTGGTCCCTCAGTGGGCTGGGTCCACCGGAACTCCAAGTCGATCCTGGAGATCCACTCCCCTGGTGTGGCCGTGATCGAACGGGGGATCACCCTGATCAAGGTCTTCGAACCCGGTGTCACGGTTCAGCTCCCCTCCGCCAAGGGCCTGGCTGAGCCCGTGACCATCCCAGGCACTTGGCCGCTTGAAGGCGTGCGGGTAGTGGCGATGACCGATCAGGTCTCCTCTGCGGCCGCCATCACCATCCTGCCCGCAGTGGGTGAGACCATCTCCTCCCTCCCTTCGGTGCGCATCATGAACCCCTATGGCTCCGTTTCTCTTGAGCCCAACCTCAAAGCCGGTGGCTGGACGGTAACGATATGAAGAAGCTCTTCCTCACCCTTTTGCTCTGCCTTTGGCCTGCCCTCGCCCTTGCCCAAAGCTGCAACGGCCTCGCTGGCCCTGGCACCCTCTGCGGTCGGCTGGGCTCCACCGGCATCCCTGAGATTGTTGATGGTAAGGCCTGGGGAGCCTACAACGGCTTTGGCTCTGGGGGTGGCACGGGCCCCGCCCTTACCTTCGACCTCATGCCAGGTGGTCGGCTGGTTGCTTGGGGCGGTGGCCTTGAGTATCACGCCTATACCGGCAAGTCAGTCCCTATTCTAACCACCACATCTGCCGGTGAAACCTGGACCAATGTATCGATCTGCCAAGGGATTGGCGGCACTGGCCCTGCCTCTTTCACTCTTGGTTGCTCCACCGTTGTGGCTGTAACCGGCGGTGCCCCTGCCACGCTCTACGATGTCTTTGGCTACAACAATGGTGGTAGACTTGGCCTTTGCCGGATCGCCTGGAGTGGAACACTAGCTCGTGTGACTCCACTTGTACCGACCGTTACCTTCGACCCAGAGACCGACGAAAATCAGATCCGCGCTACGTATGTCAACGTTGCTTGTGATACCTTTGGTGGTGGTACCCACCTATGTGCGGACGGGCCGTACCAAGTAGGTGACACTGCGTCGTATGAGCACTGTACCTACCTCGGCACTTACTATTCTGAGGACGGCAACGTGGTCTCCTCGACTGTCTTCTCCAAGGTGGGCAGTGGCAAGTCCCCTTGCCTTTGTGTCTTCAGTGCCCACAACCGTGTGTGGGAGGCGGCTTCAGTCATCGACACCGGAAATGAATACACCACCGACGGCACAGAGCAGCCGATGCGTGGGGATGCCAATGCCGTGATCAAGGTAGTGCTCGGCCTTCCCTCCAAAGCCATCGCCACCAGTGGCTTCATGAACGCTTCAACCAACGGCGGCGCTATGGGGTTCATCCCTCGGTTCATTAGTAGTGCCACCAATTCCTACCCACAACTCGGTGTGATTGAGGGTGGGATCCATCGTCCTGGGGTCAGCGCTCCCTATGCCACTTCTCTTTACACACGCACCACACCCACTCCCGCTTCGGGGACTGGAGGCAGCTCCTATGGAGCCGAACCAGGTCTCCTAACCGTCTCCTACCACATTTGGGGGACCGACCACTCTGCCACCTATACCTGGAACTACCACAAAGACCCTGACATAGGGCAACTCGGTCTCCCTGGGGCTCAGTCCCTTGGGCAAGGCACCTTCACCGTAACCGCTTTCCACTGAGGAGAAGACCATGGACTTCCAAGAAATCCAAACCCTGCTTGAGGTCATCAAGCTCGCTGCGGAGCACAACACCAAGTACCGAGACATCATCGCAGCGGCGCAGGCCAGGCTCGATGACATTATGGCGGAGGCCAAAGATGAGTGACGACACCATCCTGGGCCACTACGGCTCCGACACTGCCCAGCCCCAGCGGGAGCGGGCTGAGTGCGGTGGGACCTTCTACCCCTCTGGGGTCACCCTCCCCTACCCAGCGCCTGTTGGCCCGAAGCGCGGTCCGGTTGGGGTAGGGCTTAGCGGGTCCAACCACGGTTCCACCGGCACTCAAGGAAAACACTGATGGATAAGCTCGGGATCTGTAACGCTGCTTTGCAGGAGCTAGGGACCCGCACCACCGTTACGGCTCCCGAACTCGCCGCTGAGTCCACCAATGAGGCGATCCAGTTCAACCTGGTCTACGATCGGCTTCGAAAAGCCCTGCTCCGGATGGCTCCCTGGGGTGGGGCACTGCGCTCCGACCTGCTGACCCTGCGCGCCTCCAACCCTGAGGGCCTGCCCTGGTCCCCAGGGTTCCCAGCCCCACCTTGGCGTTACGAGTACGCCCTGCCGGCTGGGTGTCTGCGGGCTTGCTGGATCATCCCGCAGACGATCCACACCCTTCCCCACGGCTTCCGTTCCCTTCCCCCACGGTTCCGGGTCCAGACCGACAACGTTGGCCGCCCTTCCGTCCTCACCGACGAACCCGACGCTGGTCTTGCCTACATCTTCGACCAAGACATCGCCCTGATGGACGACCTGTTCACTAAGGCCCTCACCACCCTGATCGCCGCTCACCTCTGCCTGCCCCTGAAAGGCGACCGCTCCCTCCAAGACACCCTGCTCAAGCAAACCAACTACTGGATTGGGGAAGCCCGTGCCACTGATGCCCAGGAAGGCTTTGCGATCAACGATGTGACCCCCGACTGGATGCAGGCCCGTGGGAGCTGGAACACCCCCATGATGGGTCCATTCCAATTCTTCGACTGGGGCTCCATGTTCCCGATCTGGGGGTCGTGATGAACTACATCCAAGCTTCCTTCAACTCCGGTGAGTGGTCCCCAAAGCTCTTTGCCCGGGTCGATGTAAAGAAGTACCAATCAGGCGCTGCCCTGCTGGAGAACTTCTTCATCGACTACCGTGGTGGTGCCTCCACCCGCTCTGGGACTCGCTTTGTCGCTGAGACCTGGCAAGGGCCGTGGGACGGGGGAGGCCCAGCGCCTGGACACCTGGTCTCCTCGATCGATGGGGAAGCCGTGGTGGGCAATCAGCCCTCTTACGCCACGTGGAGCAAGATCCCTACGGTCAATATCCACTATAAAGGCACTCCGCCAGCCAAAGCCCCTACCATTACCGTGGTCCTTTCCTCTTTGGCCGTTGGGCTTCAGTACCAAGGCCTTGTTCAAGTGTACGACGCCACCATAGGTAAACCCTACTCCGTTGGGGAGGTTCTTACCTTTGAAGGGGGCCTTGTTGTACGTGTCGACACCGTTCGCCCCATCGGCTATTGGGGCAACCCGATGGTCCCCAACTTCACTGAGCCAGATCTTGTCACTGTTCAAGCCATGCAGTCAGTCTCTGGGCCTATCGGCACGGTCTTTCCAACCTTCCTTTATCAGCTAGCCTCCACCGGTTCTGGCTCCGGTGCTCGAGGGGTCCCGCTGCTGCCAAAGGCCTCGGTCCACATCGACTTCGGTCCCGCTGGGTTCGACATCGATCAGATCTCTGGGATCACCCTCACCGATGACACTCAGCCCTACCCATGGATCGATGTGCCCTTGCACATCACTGCCACCGCCCCCATCGGGCCCGTGGTCCCACCTGGCCCCGATCCTTCCCCTGGCGGCCCAGTCCGGTTGATCACCTTCCAAATCTCCGCCTCCACTGGGTACGTCCTGGAGTTCGGCAATTACTACATCCGCCCGATATACAACGGCGCCGTGCTCCCAGTGATCATCCGCTCCCCCTACTCCTCCGGTGAGCTGGCCAAGCTCAAGTTCGCACAGAACGTCACCATGATGATCCTGTGCCACCCCAACCACCCACCCTATCGCCTGGACTTCCTTGGCCCGACCAACTGGACCATGGCCCCCTGTGTCTTCGGCTCCACCATCTCTGGCCCGCCTGGTGCCTGGCTCTCCCCTGCCTTCGCCACAGGCCAAGCCGACCTCCTCTCCTATTACTCCTACATCGTCACCGCCATCGACCGGAACGGGCAGGAGTCCCTCCCCTCGCCCCCAGCCAACGGCGGTCCATGGCAAGACATCCGCATCGTCGCCGGGTCCATCACCATAGGCTGGCCTGGGGTCACCGGCGCGGTCAGCTACAACGTCTACCGTGCTGCGGTCAGCTACAACGCAGCTGTCCCAGCTGGGGTGGTGTACGGGTACATCGGGAACACCCAGGGCACCGCCTTCATCGACGACAACATCTCCCCTGACTTCTCCATCACCCCACCGGTCCACCACAACCCATTTCAGGGGTCCGGGTACAGCCTGATTGGGATCACCCTCTCTTCTGGTGGCTCCTACACCCAAGTCCCACAGGTCACCATTCAAGGGAACGGGGCTGGGTCTGGTGCAACGGCGGTGGCCACGCTTGGCCTTACCGGATCGACGGAGTGGAGCAGTACGATTGGCCGTGGGAGTGGCTCCCTTTCAGTTCGCCCAGGGCAGGTCTACACCGCTCGGATGCTTACAACACTGCTCACTGGCCCTTCATTCAACGTCAAGGTCACTTCAGCCGTAGACCACGGCCCCAATGTCAACACGGTCACCTTCACTTACATTGCAATCACCGCTCCCATAAATGATGATGGCACTCTTGCCACAGGGCATTACGTATCAACCCTGATGGGTGCCGACTGGCTTATGTCCGACCAGCCAGTGAACATCTACATGGGTGTCACCTCCGTCACCCTCACCTCCGGTGGCTCCGGCTACACCAACGGTGCCCAGGTGTTCTTCAACCCACCTGGCGCAGCCGCCTCCGCCATCGTGGAGGGAAACGACTTTGTCGGCAACCCCACCGTGCCTGGCTTCTTCCAACAGCGGTTGGTCCTGGCCGCCCCTACCCAGTCCCCTCAAACCTTCTTCATGTCCCAACCAGGGAACTTCTTCAACTTCAACACCTCCACCATCTCCCAACCCACTGACGCGATCACGGCCACCCTGGTCTCCGGTGAGTTGAACACAATCAAATCCATGGTCTCTCAAACCTCTGGTCTCCTGATGCTAACCGACCGGAACTCCTGGATCGTGACTGGCGGTCAAGGGAAAGGCTCAGCGGTCTCCCCAGCCTCCATTGTTGCCAATGCCCAGTCCTTCAACGGCGCCTCGGATGTCCCGCCGGTGGTCTCCAACTTCGACGTTCTCTACGTCCAATCCAAGGGCAGCTCAGTCCGTGACTCCGCCTACAACGTCTATGCCGACGTGTTCACCGGCACCGACATCTCCGTGATGGCCAGTCATCTCTTCTACGATCGCCACATCAAAGAGTGGGCCATTGCCGAAGAACCCTTCCGCATGATCTGGGCGGTCCGGGACGATGGGGTTATGTTAACCCTCACCTTCATGAAAGAACAAGAATTCATTGGGTGGACCCACCAGGTCACCTCTGGCAACTACGAGTCTGTCTGCTCCGTGGTGGAGACCAACACCGCGATAGGCATGGCCGACTGCATCTACGTGGTGGTGAACCGAGGGGGTGCCCGGTGGATCGAGCGGGTCATGGAGCGGATCTTCCCCAACGGTGCCTTTGACGCCTGGTGCGTTGACGCTGGGGTCCAGTACTCCGGCCCACCTGTCACCCACTTCTCAGGGGCCACCCACCTGGTTGGGAAGACTGTGACCGGCCTTGCCGATGGGAAGGTGATCCCGCCGTTCGTGATGGGGCTGGGCGGTGCCTTTGACCTGCCCTCAGCCGCCTCCAAGGTCACCGTTGGCCTCCCCTTCACCTGCAAGCTCCAAACCCTCCCCCTAGACCTCGGCGACCCGACCATCCAAGGCAAGGTGAAGAAGATCTCCTCCGTAGACCTCTTGACCTCCGAGACCCTGGGGGTCAAGTCCGGCTCTGCCTGGGCCTACCTGAAGCCCATGAAAGACTTCCAGGTAGGGCAGGTCTCCACCATGCGGACCGGGCTTGGCTCTCAGGTGATCACCGACCTGGTGACAGGGCAGGGCAGGATCTGGCTTGACCCAACCACGAATGTCCCCGGCCAGGTGGTGGTTCAGCAGGACCTGCCCCTGCCCGCCACCATCCTCGGTGTGGTCCTTGACGTGACCGTTGGCGATGGAGATGCCCGTGGCTCCCGTTGATATCATCGAACTCTCTGGGGTCGACGCCTTCAACCTGGTCTGGGAGAGGGAGTTCATCGGCCGCCCCGAGGACGAGGTCCGCAGGATCGAGTGGGAGTTCCGGTCCTCCCGCCCTTGCTTTGCGGCCTTCATCGACATGACCCTCCTCTCCGTTGGTGGGGTGATCCCCACAACCCTGTTGGCCGACTCCGCCTACCTCTGGATCTACACTACCCCCTTGGTGGCGAAGCACCGGGTGCTCTTCACCAAAGCCTCCCTTGTCTACCTCCACAAGGTCCTTGACCTCTACCCGCTCCTCTACGGCTCCTGCCGACTGGACTCCCCGCGCTCTCAGCGCTGGCTCCGTTGGCTGGGCGCCACCTTCTTCCCACCTCAGGGTGACCTGGTCCCCTTTGAGCTTAGGAGGCCCTAATGGCCGCTGGTCTTGGCGTGATAGGAATGGGGGCCTCCCTAATTGGGGGCTTCATGCAGGCTGGTGCGGCCTCTGCTGCGGGCAAGGCCCAACAGCAGATGTACCAATACCAGGCCCAGGTTGCCCGGATCAATGCCGACATTGACCAGCAGAACGCTCGGTACGCCATGGGGCAGGGCGAGGTCCAAGCCTACCAATACGGGCTGAAGGCCGCACAGCAGGCTGGGGAGATCAAGGTAGGGCAGGCTGCCTCCGGCCTTGACGTTAACTCCGGCTCAGCAGTCGATGTTCAACGGAGCCAGCACAACCTGGCCCTAACCGACCAGGCCCAGATCCGTGCCAATGCCCTGAAGAACGCCTACGACTACCGGGTCAAGGCCGCGATGGACCTCAACCAAGCCAACCTCGACGTGATGGCCGGGGAGAACGCGAAGAAAGCCGGTGACAACCAGGCGATGGCCTCGATAATCGGGGCCGTGGGTGGTGTCGCTGATAAATGGTTCAAAGGTGGCGTGGGAGGGTTGTTCTGATGCCTGCTGTACCGTACACTGGAGCCCTCTCCGTCGCTCCTGCCGCCTCTCCCACTCCTCGATACGAGGCCAAAGTCACTGGGGACATGTTCGGGGTGAACGTCGCCCAGAGCATCGGTGCGATTGGCAAGGCCGTGTCTGGGGTTGGGGACGAACTCTTCGCCCGTGCCCTCGCCATGCAGGACGTGAAGAACCACTCTGACGCCCTTGAGGCCGATGCCCAGTTCTCCAAGGCCGCGATCGACATCTCCTCCCGTGCCCTTGCCCTGAAGGGCGCCAACGCGGTCGACTACTTCCAGTCCGGTCAGTTCGACAAGGAACTCACCGAGGCCAGGAAGGCCATCCGTGAGCCCCTCAACGTTGCGGCTCAGCGGATCTACGACCAACACTCCGTCTCTACCCATCGCCAGATGTACGGGAACATGGCCAACCATGCGGCGAAGGAGAACCTGGCCTACTCCCTCCAAACCCACGCTGCCAACTCCGACGCTGCCCTTGACGCGATTGACCACGCCCCAGAGAACGATGATATCTTCAAGGCCAAGCTTGAAACCCTGGTCACCAACACCCAAGCCGCTGCTGGCCTAGCCGGGTCCTCCCCTGAGAAGGTGGCAGAGGACACTAAGGAGGTGATTAGCAAGGCCCATGCCAGGCGGATCATGGGCATGGCGAAGGTTGACCCGGTCAAGGCAGCGGCCATGCTAGGTGAGGCCAAGGCCAAGGGGATCCTAACCATCTCCCACGCCGGTGAGGCTGAGCGGGTGGTCAAGCAACAGCAGAGCCAGGTGTGGGAGCGGGTGACCGCCAAGTCGATCAACGAAGGATCCAACGGTGAATACACCACAGGTAAGATCTCCACCGCCAAAGCCGCCGCTGTGATCGCGGATCAAACCAAGCAAGACTATGACTCTGTCGGCCCGGTGATCCAAGATGGCCCTAAGGCCGGTGCCTTCCCCATTGGGAAGTACGGCTTCTTAGATAAAGACCTCCCCGCACTCCAGAAGGAAGCAGGGCTCCCGGTGCTGGGCCCAGCTGCCTTTGCCTCCTCCCCTGAGGCCCAAGATCGCCTCTTCGCCACCCTGTGGGAGAAGCGGCAGGAAGCCCTGGGCACCTCCGCTGGGGCCTTCGTCAGCTTCATGACCCCCGGTCTTGAGGGCAATCCTGCGGCTTGGGTGGGGCACAAGGGCCTGGCTGAAGCCAATGCCTACCTCGCCAAGAACGCCACGAAGGAAGATAAGAGCAAGCTTGCCTACGCCATCGCTGCACGGGACTTCCCCAACGACCCAATCGCCGGCCAGAACCTCGATGGGCAGGTGATGGGGCAGCATAACGTGATGGTGCAGAAGCACACCGAGGCCCAGAATAGCGCTGTCTACGCAGTCACCAACTACATTGTTGAGACCGGTGCCACCAGCATCGACGACCTTAAGCGGCGCCCAGAGATCTTTGACCAATACAACTCCCTTGAACCGGTCAACAAGGCCCGGATGGATGCGGTGATGGACAAGGTTGGGCGGGACCCGATCGGCTCCAGGAAGCTGACCCAAGAGCAGTCGGACTACATGCTTGAGCAGACCGTCAAGGCCCTGGAAGACCCGGCCGAGTTTGTGAAGGGCATGGAGACCGACAAGACCTGGGAGACCCTTCCCCCGCAGCAGGTTCAGAAGCTCCTCACCATGCGGGAGAAGGCCAAGAAGAACCTCTCAGCCGATCCAGACATGACCGCGATTAAGAAGCAGGTGGAACAGGCAGGGCTGTTTGAGTCCCTTGGGCTTACCGACACCAGCGATGAAGCTGTGGCCAAGCGGCGAGAGCGTTGGCTGGGTGGGATCTACATGGATCTTCAACAGGAGATCCGCTTGTGGGGCAAGGATAAGGTGATGACCCCAGAGAACATCGCCAAGATCGTGCGGGAGCATGCTAGGACCACCAAGTGGAAGGAACCTGGGCTCATCTACGGGGAGAACGTCAGGTCCGGTCTGGTTGGGGAAGAGCCGATCCCACCGAAGGAAGAGGCGGAGATCCGCAATGACCTGGCCGAACGGTACCAGATCCACCCGAAGGAGGTTGCACCGTCCTTGATCCAGCGGGCCTGGGCAGTGCGGGTCAACGCTAGGTTGAACATGCAGAGGGCCAAAGCCGCTGCTGATGCCGCTAAGGCCGGGCCATTCGTCGGTCCATCCTACCACCAACCTGCCGTCCCTAGCGTTACAGCTTCAGGATCATGACGATGGACGAAGACATCCTCGGTGCAGTAGCCGTTAGTGGTGAGCAGAACCCAGACGAAGTTGCTGAGAGTGAGCGGCTGGCCAACCTTGGCGGGACCACCGCTGAGGTTGTGCAGCTTTATGGGAACAAGGACTTCGCCGCTCGGCTCCGTGGGGCCTCTGGCGCTGCGATAGTCCGTGACAACGAGTGGCTGTCAAGCTACCTTCGGCAGGAGAGGTTGGCGATCGCCTTGCTCAACGATAGCTATGGTGGGCTTGACCGTGCTATCCGTACTGTGGCCACAGGGGATCCGGATGGTGACCTAGTCGAGTCTCGGAGCCTGTGGGGGTTCTTGAAGGATGTGGGCACGAGTACCATGTCCTTCCGCCCCTGGACCGACCCTGGGTTCATGAAGGGGTTCGGTGATCAACCGCTCACCGGTGGGTGGAAGAAGCCGCGGCTGGATCCGCAGGGCAAGCCCCTCCTTGACCTCACCAAGGATCAATCCTACGGCCCTCGGTACCTCTACGACCCAGACCCAGAAGCCTACCACGAGGCCATCACAGCGCAGCGTGGACCTTCACTTTGGGCCATGTCCATGCTCTCCGGGATGGGTGAGCTTGGTATGCGGGTGATGGCAGGGACCATCTCCGCCCTTGGGTACAGCGTGGCCGGGGATCAAGGCGCAGAGTTTGTCACTGGTGTCCTTGGTGACCCTGGGCTTCAAGCGACCCTCGGTCCACTGGGCGTTCCATTCGGTGCCCTTGCCCCGAGCGCCACAGCCTCCCTTGCTGCCCGTGGCGCCGCTCTGGCCAAAGGCGTGAAGGGCGCTGGTTTGGCGGTTGAAGCCGCTGAAGGTGTGAGCAGGCTAACCTCCGCCTTCATCCTCTCCCACGCCAAGGACCCTGTCCAAGACGCGCTGGAAGCCAAGGTTCGACGAGAGCGTCGGTTCCTCTCCCCCGAAACAACCTCTAGGGAGATGACCGACCTCACCCGCACTGAGGCTCAGCTGACTGAGTTCCGCCGGGCCAAGCTCTACTTTGACGAGAAGTCCCTCCCTCCAGCCTTAGCTGTACCCTCCTTCGACCTCGGCCTTGGCGTGCGCAACGCTGAGGCGATCGACAAGATGGCGAAGGTCATTGAGGAGATCCAACAGACCCCAGCGATTGAGCGCACTCCAGAGCGCCTCGCCACCATCATGAACGGGGTCCACGAAAACCAAGACATGCTCATCTCCGTCGATGCGTTCAAGAAGCTTGGGGATAAGGTGTCTGAGGCCCTCGGCTGGATCTCCGACCTTGATCGTAAGCTGGAGGTGGCCAAGCTTGGGGAGGGGTACGTTCACGTTGGTGTTGGGGAATGGATCACCAATGCTGCCCTTCGCCAAGGGCTCCACGACTCGATCCGAGAGCACCTCAAGGTCCTCCACGATGCCCCAACAGTGGCTGAGGCAGCTGAGATTGCGGCCAGGCCACCGAAGGATGTGATCATCGACCCTGTGGCGATCGCCAAAGACGCCGCTGGGCTGGAGCCAATGGCGAGCTTCGGGTCACGGAAGTTCACCCTCCAACGGGTAGGGGGTGATCCTGGGTTCCACAACTTCGTGATGGTGGATGCCGAAGGCCACACCGTGGGCACTGTGTTCCTCTCTGAGCAGAAGGGTGGGAAGCGGCTGTGGGTTGACTGGATGGGTGGGGTGAACGGGATGGGGGCACGGGACTTCGGCCCCTCCGCTATGTTCGAGTTCCACCGACAGCTCAAGGGATTGTTCCCCAAAGCCGAAGCTTGGGGTGGGCACAGGGTGTCCGGGATGCGGGAGAAGTGGGGGACGGTGGGGAAGAAGTCCGCTGAGGTGTGGTTCGACTTCAAGAACGCCCTTGAAACCCCAGAGACCTACCGATCCATGCAGGAGTCGCTTCAGGGTGGGCACTGGGAGAGCTGGTCCGAGAACAGTCGGGCTTGGATGATGCCCAAGCACGAGATGGCCCCAGAACTCCACCTACTCGCTGGGGTGGTGCGGAAGGAGCTTGAGCGGATCATTCCCCAGAACGTCAGGATCCGCTTTGCCTCACGCCTTGCCCTTGGCGAAGACGCGGTTGGCGGGGCGTACCTTCGGTTTAAGGCCATGCTGCCCATCGTGGCGGTGGCCTTAGAGGAAGGGCGCCCCATGTGGGCAGCGCTCCATGAGGCCTTGCACCACCTCCGTGAATACGGGTTTATCTCCGACGCTGAGTGGGCCATGCTTCAGCGAACCGCTGAGCGGGAGGGGTGGATCAAGAAATACCGGATCAAGGAGCGCTACGGCAGTTCCAGCTACGAGCAGCAGCTCCATGAGGCCATTGCCGATCACTTCGCCACCTGGCGGACAGAGCGGATGGGGGCACCAGAGGTCCAGGGGGTGTTCGGGAAGATCCAGCAGTTCTTCGACTGGATCAAGGAGAAGGTCAACACTGCCCTTGGCCGTGAGGTGAAGTGGGATGATCTCTTTGAGAAGATTGAGAGTGGGGAGGTAGGGGCAAGGGAGCCTGGTGCCCCAGTGCACCCCTTGGCCTTTGACCCCATGGCCAACCTCCTTCCAGACTTCACCCAGTCCCCTGGGCAGTTCTTCAAAACCGCCAGGGCAGTTGGGCTTACCGTCACTGACTTGAAGCGGTACCGAAAGTACCTTGAAGAGCAGTTCGGGCGCGAAGCCAAGGCCCTGGGCGCTCGGGTGCTGAAGCGGGTGACCGCTGAGAAGAGCAAGGAGTGGAACGACAACTGGGTCAAGATGGAGCGTGAGGAAACCGCCAACCTCAACTACCGCCCTGATGTTGCTGCGGCGAACGCCATTGAGTATGGGGACTTCTATGGGAAGAAGATGTCCGAGGGCAACTTCAAGCTCGACTATGATCGGCTGACCAAAGAGCAGAGGGAGATCCTCGACTCCCGAACCTACAAGCGGGATGGGGCTGACCCTGACTTCCTGTGCAAGTTCTTTGGGTATGCCTCTGGCAAGGAGATGATTGAGCACTACGTTGACATCGTTCGGCAGCGGAAGGCTGAGGGGCTCTCCCACGCCGACTGGGTGAAGAAGACCATTCAGGAGAACACCCAGCGGCGGATGGAAGCGGAGTATGGGATCCTTGGGTTGAACATCATTCAAGACGCCAAGGACGCGATCCTCGGGGAACACGGCTTCTCCATCCTTGCCGAAGAAACCTACGCGATGGGGATGAAGTACGGTCAGGCCCCACTGACTGTGGACCAGATGAAGCAGCATGTCTTCGACCTGGTTAAGAAAACCCCACTGAAGGAGCTTTCCTCCGACCAGTACCTGGCCCAGGCCGGTAAAGCCTCAGAGCGCCAGAAGTCCGCCATGCTTGCCGGTGACTTTGCCGAGGCGTTTCGGCTCCAGCAATCCCGCACCTTCGCCTTGGGCATGGCTGGGCACGCCTTGCAGATCGAAAAGGAGGCTGCAGCCCTCCGTCGAACCGCCAGGCTCTTTGGGAAGAGGGAGCTTGAGGCGGTTGACCTTGACTTCACCGCCCACACCCAAGGGCTGCTGGAGCGGTTCGGGCTTTATCGTGACCGGATCCCAGGCGATCTTGCCAAGCGGCTGGCCGACTCTGGGCACGCTGACCTCCAGGGCTTCGTGGCACAGCAGGCCACCAACGGCCGGAGCATCAGCATTGACCCACGGTTCCTTGACCCCGCCTTCCGCAAGCCTCTAGAAACCCTCACCGCTGAGGAGTTCCGTGGGCTTAAGTCCTCGGTGGATGCACTGAACGCTGCGGGTAGGGCAGAGCAGCGACTGTTCATCCGAGGGGAGCAGGCGCAGCGGGGTGCGGTTAAAGAGGGGCTCCTCAGGATCCTTGAGGGCTTTCAAGACCTCACCTTCGCCCTTGACAAGCAAACCTCTAAGCTCCCTCAACCAGTGGCCAAACTCGCTCGGTCCGGCGTCACAATGCTCCTTCAGGCCGAGAGCTTCTTAAACCGACTTGACAAGGGTGCGGAGTTCGGCCTCTTTGGTCAGGCGATCCTCCGTGGGATTAAGGAGGGAGATAACAATGCCTTCGTCATGGCTGAGGGCATAGCCAAGCGCATGCGGGCACTCGAACAGCAGTATGGCAAGACCGCGAATGAGATCATCCCCAACAACGTGATCATGTCCATTAACGGAGTGCCTGAGACCATCACCCGTGGGCACCTTCGTGTGATCCTGAGCAACTGGGGGAATGAGAGCAACATCGCCAAGTTCCTTCAGGGAAGGAAGCTAGACCGGGCCAAGGTGGAGACTTGGCTGTTCCAGAACGCCACCAAGGCCGATATACTCTACGCCGAAGAGGTGGGGAAGATCTTCTCCGACCTCGCCGATGCCTCTGACGCCATGCGCCGAAGGCACGGCTGGACCCCAATGGTGCGGGTGCCCCTTCAGGAGAAGCTGATGGGGTACACTGAGGACGGAGCGTTCAAGACCCATCAGACCAAGGGTTGGTACTACCCGGTGCTCTACGACGACCTCGACATGGCTGAGCACGCTGGGGGTCGGCTGTTCTCCGATGAGCACATCTCTTCCTCCACTGCCGACTACTACGCCACAGAGCGGACCAGGTACTCGGGGAGGATCGACCTCTCCCTGGACCGCCTTGAGTCCCGCCTCCGCTCTGAGATCTGGGACATCAACCTCCGTGGAGCCGTGGTGGATGCGAGCAAGCTCCTTCATGACCGGGAGATCAGGGCGAAGATCCAGCTCAAGTTCGGGACCGAGTACGTCAACCTCCTCGACGACTGGCTCTACGCAGTCGCGAACGGCGGGAACACCAACCGCCAGATGATGAAATCCGCCATGGACTTCCGCAGGTTGAGTGAGGGGCTTCGGCGGAATGTAATCTCCACGTTGATTGCTTTCAACCCCAACACGGTGATAAAGCACTTCTCCACCGCCTGGTATCAAAGCATGCATGAGGGGAGCCCCTCCGGCTTCATCCGGGAGTTTCTCAACCTCACCACACGCGACACCGCCACTGGGGAGCGGAACTGGGACTTCGCCTACCGCAACTCTGCTGAACTCCGCCGCAGGCACTCCGACTATCTGGACAAGATCGGTGGTGTGACCCAGCGGATGATGGGGGAAGGGAAGTGGGGGACGTTCCGAGACGCGGTCCAGTTCTACGGAAGCTACCCAGTGGCCTTCTCTGATGCACTGAGCGCTGTGCCACTGTGGCTTGATCGGTACCACCGTGGAATGGCTGAAGGGTTGAGCCATGCTGACGCTGTCTACGCCGCTGACCGAGCGGTCCGCAGGGCACACGGCTCCACCGCTCTCACCTCACGGAGCGCGGCCCAGCGGGGTGGGCCGTTGATGCAGTGGTTCACCTCGGTCTACGGCTTCTTCAACCACATGGCCAACCGTCAGTATGAAATGGCTTGGTTGGCAGCGGACATGCGGGGCATGCCTGGACCGCAGTTCAAGGCACAGACCGGGAAGCTCATCGCCAACATGTTCGCCTACGTGATCGTGCCAGCCCTGATCGAGCAGGCCGTGGAGCAGTTCAACGCTAAAGAGAGGGACAGCTTTGTGGGTGGGTTTGGGAAGGCCGCAGCCCACACCCTCTCAGGCTCAGCCCCGTTCCTCCGCGACGCTGTCAACGGCTATATGCATGGGCGTGCCGTAGAGTCGGGCGGTCTCCTGGGGGCCTGGTGGAAACCCAGTCTTGATCTCTACCGTGACTTGACGAAGGACAAGATGTGGGCTGCCAAGAACCGAGGGAAGCTCATTCAAGACTCCACCTATCTCCTCGGCAACATCACTGGGGTTGCCCCTGGAACGGTGGGTAAGGCTGCGAGGAAGGTCCACGATTACGCCTATGGAGTCGATCGATGAAGCTCTCCGCTAAAGGCGCGATTGAGATCATCTCCCATGAGGGGATCTGCCTTGAGCCCTACCTTGACTCTGTAGGGGTCTGGACCATTGGGGTGGGGATCACCAAAGGCGCTGGGGTAGACCCGCTGAAGCTGGGGAAGATCACCCTTCAACAGGCAGTGGATTTGTTCTTGGAGAAGGTTACCCAGTACTCCTCGGCGGTGGATCGGCTCGGCAGGGCCTGGACCCAGCCCCAGTACGACGCACTCACCAGCTTCTGCTACAACTGCGGCCCAGGGAACCTGGCGTCGCTTTGCCGAGGCCGGGTCACCCTTCAGGTCGGCTCTGCCTTCTCCCTTTACCTTCGACCGCCAGAGATCGCCGGAAGGCGGAAGAAAGAGCAAACCCTGTTCACCAAAGGGGTGTACTCAAGCACTGGGAAGGTCCTGGTGTTCCCGGTCCGGGGCAACCACCCCTGGTACGGTGGTGGGAAGCAAGTCGATATCAAACCCTACTTCAAAGGAGAATGAAATGAACCTTGAACAGATTAATGGAGTGCTTCGCGTGATTGTGCCTGCAGGAATGGCCTACCTGGTCGGGAAGGGCTGGATTGCTCAGGAGGCCGTTGGGGACATCACCGCCGCTATTGTGGCTGTGGCCTCGGCGGTCTGGTCCTTCATCTCCCATGCGGACCCGAAGGCATGACCGCTACGATCCTAGGGATCCTCAACGCGATACTGAGCATGGCCAACGCCATGCTCAGCATCGCCCAACAGAAACAGTGGATGGAAGCTGGGGCTGCGGAGGCCGCTGCTCAAGGAGTGAAGGATGCGCTTGAGGCTATTGCCAATGCTGCTGCTGCTAGGGTCGCTTCCCATACAGGGAGCGTGTACGACAACGACGGCTACCGTCGCGACTAACCCCCAGTTCCTGGTTGCCTGTGGCAGCTTCCGCCCGATCCATTGGTCTATGGCCGACACCCCTGAAACCGTACAGGAGGTAAAGGAACACAATGCCGTTTGGAACACAATTTGTGGAGTTGGTCGTGAATGACATCACCTTTCGCTTCGCCGATCTGGTCGGGCTGATCGGCTTGACATGCACAATCGGGTTAATGCTGGTTAAACTCGCTCGGTACGAGAGCCAGCAGACCACCCACCTGAGCATCTTGCAGTCTTCGGTGATCAAGATGCAGGAATGCCTGACCACCATCAAGACCGAAGTCTCAACCCTTCGGGTGATAGAGGCCAAGCTGGTCATGCTTGAACAGTGGGTGGATCGGCTGGAAGACAGGACGAAGGAGCTTCAAGATAAGACTAAATGAGCTTGAACCACCTGTGCCCAAACTTATCCAGTCCCTTGGAGGCGATCAGCCCAGCGGCTTGCATTGTCTCAAGGAGCGGCCACACGGCCTGCATGCGGATCTTAGTGCGCGTGAAGTTGATGATCATCCGCTCTGGCACTCCCTCTCCCTTGTCAATGCTACGCATGTAATACAGGACCTCGTCGATGACTTGAGAGTCCGCATTGCCCCCGGCCACGGAGAAGAGCCGACCCATCTCCGCTTCGGCTTCGGTTAGCCAGGCTAGGGCCTTGTCAAAGTCCTGTCGATCTAGAACCAAGGCATTCCCCCGATCCACCGCTGCGATCATTGAGAGTTTATAGAGGTGGACCTTCCGCCGGGTGGCGTAGTGGAGCAGCTTCGGGTGGGTGGGCTTTGGGATCTCCCCTGCTTCCCGCCAAGCGTTGACCGCCTCCTGGTAGCTCGGGGTCACGTGGAACTCCCCAGTGAGGTTGGAGATGGTCCTGATGTCCTCGGCAAGGGCAGGGTCAAAGGCGGCTGGGCCCTCGATGAAATCATCCACCATCCTCCGCTCGTCAGAGTAAATCATGATCACCCTGGAGGTGAACCCCTGGTCCCAGGCCGTGGGTGGCATGACCGTGAGGAGGTTCGATGGGGTGGTGCCTGAGATCAGGTTGATCTGGGGACGGTCAATGGTGATCCGAAGGTCCTTGCCCCGACGCGCTTGGGCGTATGGGTCTGGGTCGTAGAACGCGGTGAGCAGCCCTATCATCTCATCATCGTACTTATGCATGAACGCTGAAAGCTCCTCAGCGGTGATGCAGGTGGTGTTGTACTCTAGGGGAGGTTCGGGGAGCCGAGTGATGAACCGCTTGGATGCTGAGAGCGTGTCCACCAAGGCGGCACCGGTAAGGGAGGTGGGAGCGAAGTTGAAGTCATTACACTCTGTCATGTACCGCTTCACTGCCCGGATGGTGCGGTTCTTTCCCACCCCAGGCTGACCCACCAAGAACAGGTAGAGATTGGGGTAGAGTTCTGAGGTGGTGCGGAGCCACACCTTCATCTCCATCACTGCGCCTAGGGTGAAGATGGCCGCCCACCGCCGGAAGAGCTTTGGGCTCTCTAGCCCCTCAGTAGACCCCACGAACCCTTCGATCCAGGAGGCCACGTGTCGGGGTGCGGACCCTAGTGTCCGGGCCGGTCCAGGGGCGGAGACCGTCTGGGTTGTCTTCGGTGGCATGGGCTTTATTCCAACCTGTCTCGCAATCATAGGGGATCCGCAGGGTTCGGCCGTTGGCAAGGGGGACGGGTTCAACCAGCTCCGCCAGGAGCCAAGGGACCATCTGCCCCTCATCGGCTTCGGGAAACTGGATCGTCAGGGCGTCGTGGTCGTGGAGGACCACCCTGGCCCCAGCCCGCCAGACCCGCAGCATGGCCCGGTTGACGATATCCGCAAGGGAGCCTTGGGGGTCGTAGGCGAGAGCCGAGCGAAGCGTCTCCATGGAGTTCCTGCGGCCAAAGAACTGCCGCTTTCTTCCAAGGAGGTTGACCAGGGTTCCGGTGGAGGCAAGGCGGTCTTTGGTCCAGGCATGCCAACGCTGGTGGGCAGGGAAGATGGAGAAGAAGCGGTGCTGGAAGGCTTCGACGATCTCCAGGGGAATGTGGGTCTGAGCGGCCAATGTGGGTGGTTGACCGCCGTAGCTTGACCCATGCCCTAGGCGCTTCGAGGTGTCCCGGTAGCTCAGCCCTCGGTAGAATGGGCGGGAGGCGATGGCCTTATCCGCCTTGAGGTTCCCGGTCCAAGGGAGGTTCTCCCAGACCAGTCGGGCCACTGCGGTGTGGATGTCCCCGGTTTCGATCGCGTCCAGGTACCGCCCGTCCCCAAAGAGGTTCCATTCGATCGCCCCTACGCAATAACTCTCCCCAGACTTCGCGTCTAGCTTGGCCCACTTTGTCCCTGGGTCGGCAACAAGAATGCTTCTAAGAGACTCTTCAATGTTCTGTAGATTTCCACCTGTTCCAAACTCGCTTTGACTCGAACTAAAACGTCCGGTGTCGGTTCCGGCGATGTTATAGGAAGTTCGAATACGACCGTCTGGATCGATATCGGTTTTGAGGACAGCAATCTTTTTATGGATGTCTCTGAGGGCGAGGATGTGCTTAACGATGGGTTCGGCGTCTGGGTAGAGGGTGAGCTTTTCGAGAGCGTTGCGGTTAACTGTAACTCTTCCTTGGTAATAAATAGCTGGTATTCCCAGCCGGTCGTAGAACAGCCGCTGAAGGTCAGAGTTCGATCGCCAGTTGAAGCTAAGCTCTCCGCAACCCTCAAGCACGATACGTTCGAGATTTCCCTCAATGCAACTAGCGCGTTCATATAGCTCATCAATGACCTCCGATCGGCGGGTTTGATCCACCAGGACCCCATGGACCCTCATGTCGAGAACAGGGCCTTGAAGGGCCCTGCTGAAGGAGTAGGTGGCTGAGGTGAGTTGGTCGAGTTGAGGCAGCATCGCGTCCAGGCACTGGCGGGTGGCGAGGCAGTCGATGCCGTTGTATGCCCAGTCGCTCTCCTGTTGGGGAAGGGTGGCTGGGCCGTCCACTGCGGTGTCGATGATCCTACCCATGTTCCACCTGGAGGTGCTTAAGGCAAGCCATGCAAATGAACACCACCTGACCGTCCCTGCGGGTGCGGATCGCCCCTTCGTCTGAGGCGATGACCCGCTTGCATTCAGCGCAGTGGTATGGGGCCTTGAGCTTCTCACTCATTGGTCACCTGTCGGTAGATTGCGGCTTTGTCGAGCAGCGCCTCAGGAACCACCATCTCCGTCACCCGTCGATCCCCAATGCACCCAGGGGCTTTGGAGACAGAGAGGAGCACGACTAGGTTCTCGGTGGTGGCAGTGCCGAGGTGCACCCCAGACACTTGCCAGATATGGAAGGTGTCCTTATGCACCACGATAACCAGATCACCAGGTTTCATTTGTCTCTTCCTATCGTCTTGTTTCGATGCTCGGTCTTCCACGGGCCGAAGTCCGTGTAGAGTGACCCCAGGTACCCAAGGCCCTTGAGCGCCTCTGGCTGAAGGGCATGGGAGAGTAGCATGGTGTCGTGGAGGGCGTTCCTCACCTTTATCCCGTAGCTTCGCCAGAGGAAGGCGATGTCGTAGAGACCGTTTTGAAAGAGTTTAGGGGTAGGGGAGTGTAGCACTTCCCGAACAAAGTCCCAAGCGAGTCGTTCATCCGTTGGAGTCGGCCAATAGCTTCCTGATGTTGATCTGGAGTCATCGAACGGTACAACGAGAGCATGGTTTGGGGAGGGAGCGAAGCCAATGCAAGTAACTCGTGATCCAGTTGTCTCAATGTCAACAGAAAGGATCTCGGATGCCATAGGGAACCGGGCCAGGTCTTCGAGGGTTGGCTCGATCCATACTTCGCAGGACGGTCGGGTGATGGTAATAGTGGATTGTTCATAGAACGCCTTTTGAAGATCTGCAACGGTGGTGGGGCGGAGTTCCCATTGCCGTAGCACCGCTGCGGGGTGGTAGGTGGGGAGGAGCTTGTACCCAGCGGCACAGTGGGTGGAGACCACGATGGTGCCGCGGACCTTGGTGATCCCAGTGGACCCAGTGAGGGCCCATAGGGCTGTACCGCCGAGGGGGACGATCAGGTTGGGGTCGAGGGCGAGGATCTCCTCGGCAAGGCGGTCCAGATGGGAGGAGTACTCCACCCGGATGTACTTCCCTGGGATTACTGGGCCGTAGGAGGGGATGCCCAGGTCCCGTGGGCCACAGAGGGTTTCGAGCTTGTTGCCCAGGGGACGGAGGGCGAAGACGTTGGTACGGTGGACCTCAGGGTGGCGGAGCCAAACCGACCTGATGGACTTGGGGTCGCCACGGCGGTAGAAGTCGGAGATGAAGTCCTGGTCGGTGCCGCTGAGGGAGATGACCTTGGCGTCCGCCAGCATACGGAGGAGGGCCACGCCGCTGGGTCCAACGAACGGCTCCTCGATCCGCTCTTCATGCTCGCCCCAGGCTTCGCCGAGGAGGAAGAGGGGCTTAGTCAAAGTCAAGCATCCTTCCTTCGGAGATGGCTGCGGCGGACTCCAAGGGATCGGCTCCGTTCCGGTAGTGATCGGCACCGATCAGGATCTCCTTCCAGCCGATCTTCCCATCTTCGGTGGAGATGTTCCGGTACCAGCGGATGGCCCAGGCGATTAGCTTTGCATCGGGGTCAGTCATGGTGGAGCCTGTTACTCACGAGGGTGGCATACCCGGCGATGTCGTCCCAATGATCAGGGAAGTTGGGGTCGCCCGACAGGACCCTGGCGACCTTGTGGAGGATCATCTGAAGGGCCAGGGCCTGAACATCAGTGAGCCGCTTCCACCCCTCCTCGGCGTAGATCACGGCCTGGAACCGACAGGTGATCCTGGCGTTGTCGTCGAAGCTTCCGTGGGGCTTGTTGCGCTGCTTGAGGATCTCTTCAACTCGTCCAATAGCCTCAGCAATCGTTTGGGGGGCCGGGTTATCCATCGGCGGATTGTCCTTTCGCTGACGCCTAGGCGCATGGCCATGTGGCGGGTCGGCATATTCAGGTAGCGAAGAGCTTGCAATGTCTTCACGGTATCGAGCTTCATCCATCTTGGCCTCCAAGGGGAGGAGCCGAAGCCCCTCCCCGGGTTGGGTTCACTCTATCGGCATGGTGGTTTTCACTCGGGAGAAGATCGACTTCCCGTCTTGGGAAGCCTCGTGCCCGATCACCACCAGGAGCTGCTGGTTGGTCACCTCCTCGATCGCCTGGCGAAGGGAGAGGGTGGAGTCTTTGGGGACCCCAGCGTTGGCCAGGAACTCCTGGAGCCGCCAAAGGGCATCGGGGGTGAGGTAGTAGGTGTCCTTGATCACCTTGTCAGTGACCCCACCGATCGCGTCAAGCTCCTCCTGATCCACGTCCTCCCCGGCGGCGAGGATGGCGAGGTTGAACCTGACGAAGGGGGTCTTCTTCTGCTGAGACTCACCGTACTCGGGTTGGCCCTGGATGATGCAGGTGTAGGTGCCGATGGGAAGGGGCTTCGGGCGCTCGATGGAGTCGATGGTGGTTTCGAGGATGGAAGAGAAGTTAGGGGCAGGTCGAAGGGCCATGATGTGCCTCAGAGGTAGGAGTGGTGGGGGTGTGGTTGAGTGGCTTCACGGAGGGCAAAGCCGAAGAGTGGCCAGGCTTGGCGGATGGCGTCCTCGTAGGCGATGGAGCGCCCCAGGTCGGCGGAGAAGTTGGCCGCTATGGCTGGGGCTGACTTGCCAAGGACGGTGAACCCGTTCCGGAAGGTGACCATGCAGATGGTGAGGACGGCAAGGTCGGGGTGGGCAGGGGTGGTTGGGGAGGAGGCTTCCCAGAGCTGGGTGCCGGTGATGTAGGTGATCCCTGCGATGTACTCCTCCATGGAGCGGAGGGTAACCCTGGGCTCGGTGGCCACAGCAGCGGCGGCAATGTCAGTGGCTTCAAGACTCATTTGGACTTTCCTTTCTTAGCTTCAGGCTCACCCTGAAGGGCGGTGAAGATCTCGGCCATGCCCGTCTCGATCGGGTAGGTCTTCTCGACCTTGAACGGGGCGGGGTTGACGAGGTCGACGAGGGCGTTGGAGACAGTGTGGATGGTGCGCTTCCCGGCCTTGGACTGAAACATGATGGTGGTGGGGAAGTATTGGGGGATCCGTGGGGAGAGCTTCTGGCCCACGGCCTGGGGGAACCCCTTGAACGTCCCGTCAGGCATCTCCATGTAGAGGACGTGGGCGATCACCACCACGTTGGTGCGGAAGGTGTCTGAGGTAAGGGTGGCGATGGCGGTTTCCACCGCTGTCTGGGCATTGTAGAACACCGCTCGGCTGTCCTGCTGCCCGGTCTTGGTGGCGGGCATGATGGTTTCAGAGAAGTCATAGGCAGCGTCGGACATTCGGCTGAGGGAGTCGAGGACCAGGACGCACTCCGGCCCCCAGTCCTTCGGTGGGCCAAGGTCAACGTCGGTCTTCCAATGGTCCAGGAGCTTCATGGCGGTGGGGAAGGCTTTGGCGGGGCCAGAGAGAACCGGGCCTATCGGGGACATCTTGTAGGCATCGCGGAGGGTGATGTAATCCACTCGGTGGGCACCGTCTGGGCACTCCCTCATCACGAACTGCTTCAGCACATCGAGCTTGTTGTCGAAGTCGATGATGCGGAGCCTGTACCCGGCTTCGACTAGGGAAGCCAAGGACCCTGTTTTGCCACTTCCAGAGTCCCCGAGGACCAGGATCTTGGTGAATTCCTTCGATTGATGGGCGGTGAGGTTGGGCATTAGCACGGTTCCATTAAAAGGCTGAAGGCCAAGTCGGAGATGGCGATGAAGGTCTCGGAGGAGATCTGGATGATCCAGTCCCCCTGCCATGCCTCCCCTCCATTGAAGGAGATGTGCCAGTGGGGGTGGGGGCGCTTGACGAAGTGGAGGATGCCCCCGCACCAGTCGGCGATCCGCTGTGCCTCCAGGTGGGAGTCGGTGTAGAACTGGACCGCGTCTCCGAGGAGTTTAACCGTGGTCGCTCGTGTTGGCGTCATAGAGGGTCTCCAGGGTTACGATGATCTTGTCGCCGGGGCGAAGGTCGGGTTTGTCGGGGAAGTAGAAGAAGTTGCAGCCAGGGCCCAAGGGGTCCACAGCCCGGATCACCCACCGTGGGGTGTCTTCGATGATGGTGGTGACGGTCATGACATAGCGCATTAGCGTGGCTCCGCTGGGTTCCAGGGGTGGTGGGTGAACTTGGCCCGGAGGAAGGTTTCTCGGGCTGAGGTGGGTTTTGAGCAGACATCTCGGAAGGCACAGCCGGAGAACTTGTGGCAGGCTGTGTCATTCTGGGGCCAGTAGCCGGCAGCGGCGAATGCCTGGGCCTGGGCGAACCAGTACTTGCAGTCGACCAGGAACTCGTTAAGCTGGTCCTCGGTTCGGTAGGCGAAGCTTCTGGCGAAGGCGTTGGGTTTCTCCAAGAGTATCTGAGCGGCGGAGATGATGACCCCACGGACAGGGGTGCCCAGGACCACCCGACCGGCGAGGGCGTAGAGGGTCATTTGGTTGGAGGGGGTGTATTGGTCGAAGTAGCTGCTGCTCAGGGTGCTGGTGGTGGTATTGTGAGTGACTATGTAGTTCTCGGTTAGGTACAACCCATCAGGGGCTGAGGTCTCAATGCACATGGTCTTTTCAGGTTCTACCTCTTCGATTGCAGTGATGTATCGATGGCCAATGCCAGAGTGGAACTCAGGCATACGAAGAAAGGCGGTGTATACACCGTTTGACTTCCTATGATATCTAGCGGTTCCCCCAAGGGAACGGACCAGAGCACATACGTCCTCGATCAACAGTGGGCTGATTGTCTGGTATCGTTGGTGGTAGCCATATAGACTTCCATCAGTGTCTAGAAGCCCCTGTAGAAGATCTCGGCGTTGACGCTCATCAGCGAACATATACTCATCGGGGATGTACTTCCCACGGGACTTTACCCCGAATAGGTTTAGGTCTTTGATCGCTTGCAGGGTACACCCTCCTTTTATCGTCCAGGATAGGTTGTGTTCACTAGCACGATGGATCGAGTCCCCATAAAGGCGGGTGGACACCTTCTCAATTAAGGCTGGATCACTAGTGGACAGTTGAATGCTGTTCCCGGCAAGATACCCATTGCCAAGGAGTGCCCCCAAGACATATGGGTCAACAGGTAGGTCGGCTGTTGGATGTTGTACAGCCTTAGCGATCGGCACCGCGAACTTCACTGATGGATGCACGGCAAGATAGTCGATCATCTCAGTGGTAGTCATGATCCGCTCCAAAGGAGAGGAGGCGGTTCGAACAACCCAAAGGTGGGCGTCGGCACAACGAACTGAGGTCTTGTCGTTGAAGCTGACTTCATATACCGGGGTTACACCTTTGTGGAACAATTTCAAGATGGGGTAGAACTGCCCATCACGTCCTGCAAGCAGATCGCCTACAGTTAAGTCCTTGATCTGCGTCCACCCGTCTTGAAGTAGAACCTTGGTGGTTAACGGTTGGGCCTTGTGGTCCATTACCCAAAGGTCGTCTTGGAAGGTGACCACCCGGTCCAGGTGGCCGCAGAGGAAGTACTTCGCCTCTGGGGTGGGTCCCCAGTCTAGTTCGAACTTGAACGAGAGTTCGACAGCTGGTTTCCCGGTTGACAGAGTGTATTGTTCGGCGGGGTCATCGACAAAGTGATCGAGATAATCAAGCACCAAGGCGACTAAGGTCTCACGGTTCTTGTACTTCCCAGCGCGGTTAGCGCGATCAGGGTTCCAGTCCCAGCAATGGCGATGAAGGGCTCGAACGACATGGAATAGGGCCTCCTCGTGTGGGATGCCCGCGGCACGGGCAATGGCGTAGTCCTGGAGGGCAGTGTGGTACTCAATCCCGAACCGGAGATGGACGGACTCTTCGGCGGAGCCCCACCCTTCGATCATTGAGTACTGGTAGAGCCTGGGGCAGGTCTTCAGCCAACCGAGGCTGGTGGAGTCCCAGTAGAGTTGGGTCTTGGTCCCTTCGAGAAACGGGCTGGTCATAGGGTCGTTCCATGAACTTGAGTTTGGGCAGGGTGATTGGGCGTGGGGAGATGCGAGCGGCGAAGTCCAGGGCGTGAAGGTGTGGGGAGGTGTAGGGCCTTCGCTTTGCCTTCGGCTGCACCTTGCTGTCCCAGCTTGCTCCGCGCATCATCGCCTCCAGGACAGGGTGGACTTGGGCGGGGCCGCAGGCATGGGCATGTCGGCAAGGGCAGCAACGGCGGCCTCACCGGTGATCTTCCCCTTCGGCCCTTCCCGCTTGGCCCTGAGCCTCCGCTCCATGGCGATGATCTTGTCGATGTCCTCAGGGGTGAGCTGGTCGGGTTCCCTGCTCATTAGGAGATCCAACTCGCTCTGAGGTGGGGGCGCTGAGAGTGGAGAGTCGAGTAGCGTTGATTTCGGCATCGAGTTCCTCCAGGGTGCGGGCTACACGGCCACGGCGTTGGGTCAGGACATGGGCACGGACTATGGCACGGACCACAACGGACCAGCCTTCGTCATCGGTGTTGAGGGTGGAGCGGATCCAGTGGATGTCACTGGTGTAGAGGTTGAGGGTGACCTTGGTTAGGTCTTCGTCTGGGGCACGGGGCATCAAGGCAACTCCACGGACTTTCGGCATATCCAGACTTCATGGTCGTAGGGCGGAGCAGGGGCAAAGAGGACCAGCTCATCCCCTCTGGGGTGGGTTCGACGGGCTTCGTAGAGTTCATTGCGGAAGGTTTCCCTTCGACCTGGGGCCTCAACGGCGATCCCGATCTCCTCCGAAAGGGCTCGGTCGAAGAGGTCATGGTGCATTTGCATCGGTGATCTCCTCGGCTTCCCCAAAGTTGTCTATCCTGGGGATGATGTAGATCCACCAGAACCCTTCGGTGTCTTCGCGGAGAGACACCATGTAAGGGTCATAGCAGGACATGCCGAACTCTGGGTGGTCCTTGGGCAGGATTTCCTTGGAGAGCTTGCGGTGCATGGAACGGAAGTGATTGAGGCGGTTCCGTTGGCAGACTGCGTCGCCCTTGGAGGCGAAGGGGATGCGGATGCCACGCTCGGCCGCCAGGGCACGGTCGAAGACGTTCTGGCAGTCGGTGTAGGCACCAATGGTTTGAGCGGCGGTCATGGGGGAGGCTCCATTTTACCGGAGTATAGCATGGGGCGGGGCATTTGTCAAGCCCTAAGTTCAGAGGATTTGATGTGGGTCAGGGTGTCGGAGGACCGGGTTGAGATGACGTAGCGCAGGTTGAGTTCTTGCTCCTCCTTCCCGATCAGCCCTGGGTCGAGGAAGTAGACCGTGGGCCACTCCAGGCCCTTGGAGCGGTGGCCGGTGTAGAGCAGGAGCGGCCCAGTGGAGGTGAAGATGTGGTTGGCGTACCCCACCGCCTGGGACAGGGTGTCGCCGTGCTCCGCGAAGACCTTGAGGCAATCGGCGATGTCTCCGGCTGAGCGCGAAGTGAGCCGAGCCGCACGCCAGTCTTCGATAAGGCGAAGTAGTGTCGAGCGATTGACGTTCTCACGGGAGAGCCCTTTTAAGATGCGGACCAGACGTGGGCCGATGTCATGCCCAGCCACGGTCACGGCACGGCCAGCGGAGATTAGTTGGAAGGCCAGGGAGAGGAGTGGGGCGTTGTTCCGGCAGATGATGGTGGCGGACTCGGGGAAGCCGGAGATGGTGAACCCTGTGGCGGTGGTGACGGCGCCCCCTTCCTTCCACCAACGGAAGGTGGGGACGCGCCAATGGACGTTCTTCACGATGGCCGAGGGGCAGCGGAAGGAGATGGTGAGGGGGAGGACGGGCATGGAGTAGGCCGAGACTGCCTTTGCCATGCCTTTGGGGTCAGCGCCACGCCAGGCGTAGATCGCCTGCCAGGGGTCACCTACCCCCACCAGCCGAGCGCCCTTGGCGACCAGCCGCCGGATCATCTCGTGGTTGCATGGGTTGAGGTCTTGGTATTCATCCACGAAGACTATGGGATAGGATGGGTAGAGGGCGGGGAAGACAGCGGGCATGTAGACTTGGTCGTTGAAGTCCAAGGTCCCCTGGTAGGCTGTGGCGATGCTTTCGCGGAGGAGATGGTGGATCAGGCCTTCGGCGAGTGGCCCTGGAGGGGTGTCCATCACTGCCACAACCTGCTCCCACGTTGCCAAGGACTTCCCTTGCCCGTCTGGGGGCACGAACCCCAGGGCCTTGGCCATCTCCACCCCGTCCATGACCACTGGGTAGGCGTCCCAGAGGTCGGGCTGGTCCTTACGGGTGGCGCCGGCGAGGAGGTTCCGCCAGAGGCTCCGCATTTTCCCTGGGTCGATGGAGATCCTGCGGGCACAGGACTTGCCCCAGATCTGGTGGCCCAGGCCGTTGAAGGTTTTCACCGTGGTGAGGGGGCGGAATGCCCCTAGGGCCTCATCGGCGTTCAGGCGGTTGAAGACCAGGTAGAGGGCGGGATCGGCGGTGTGTTGGTCGAGGAGGCGGATGGTGGCGGACTTGCCGGTGCCGGCCAGAGCCGAGACCATCAGGTGCCCACCGTCCTGGTATTCGGCTAGGATCTCGCATTGCTCGGTGGTGGGGTTCATGGGGTCCCCCGGAGGAGTTCTAGGAACTGTTCGTAGGTGACCTTGAAGCAGCTCTCATCACCGTTGTTGAATATGGCAATGATGTGGTCATCAGCCTTATGCACCACACGGATGGAGTCGAGGTTGACCAGGCAAGGTGCACCGAACCAACCTGTGAGTTCTAGGAATTGGGTCATAGGAGCCTCCGCATGGCGAGCCTGGTTACCCGATCCACCGCGAGGAGAAGGAGTTCGGAGATGGCAAGGAACCCTTGACCAATGGTCTCGTCACCATTGGCCTTGTGGTAGTGGCCTAGGATGGCTGAGGCATCGGCTGCGGTACGGAGGGAGTCGCAGAGCTTGGTGAAGGTGGCCGCTGGGTCGAACTGCCCTGCCTTGGTCTCATGCATTGGACTGCTCCCGCTTCGGCGCGAGGTAGGCGTGGATGGTGTCGAGCTTGGCGCTAAGCCCCTCCACCATCTCTTTCAGCAGGTTGAGTTCGTACTCCACCGTCTTGACCCTGTCGTTGACCGTGGCGATGTGGATCAGGGTAACGGCGTGTTGGGTTCGGCGCTTCATTATCGTCTCCAGGATAGGGGTGGCTTGGGGATGGGCATGGAGGCCAGGGCTTCCTTGTACCTTGGCTCTCGCATGACCGCTGGGGCAGGGGGTTCGAGGAAGGAGAAGAAGTCGGTTAGGCCTTCGGGTAGGGCGGTGGGCAGATTTGGGATGGCGGAGAGGGGCAGGGTCCAGAAGGGATAGACCCTATGCCCCAGTGGGGTCAGCCAATGGTTCCCCTCGATCTCCATCGCCACTGAGAAGGTCAGCTTCCCTGCGGCCCGGTGGGCAACGAGGACAGGTGATCCATCCAAGGGCGGCGGCTTCCTTTGGGGTAGCATAGCAGTGCTCACAGATCAGGTTGGAGTGGCCGAGTTGGCAGGGGACGAAGTGGTGCTCCATGGGGTGTCCTTGGCAGGTTGAGGGAAGAAGTAGGAGTCGAGGACTTGGTTGAGGCGGAGAACATCCTTGCTCGCCTCGATCAGAATGCCGTTGAGGGCGAAGTCCAAGGGAACATCATCGTGCTTGATGTGGTTCTCCAGTAGGCTGTAGCATAGGGCGGCCACAGCGGAGGAGTGGGTGAATTGGACCAACTCCATCACCACGTCCTTGGGCACCCCAGCCGCACGGGTGTAGCGCAGGGCACGGTTCATGGCGATGACTTCGACCTTCTCCCCTGAGAGGCGGGAGAACATCTCGGTGAACTTTGCGCGGGTTTCTGGGTTCATTTGGCACCTAAGCGGGAGAGGATTTCATGGGCACGCTGGCGTTGCTCTGGGGAGAACGGGTCGGGCTTGGGCCGCTTGCCACGGTGGACCAAGGGGTGGGGCTTGGTGAAGTCTGCCTTGGCCTTGGTGGGGATGACAGAGTCTCGGCGGATCTTCAGGAGGTTGAGGGCTTTGTTCAACCCACCTTCACTCAGCGCGAACCGGGTAAGGTAGGGCACTGGGGTGGCGGGAAGAGCAACGATGATCTCCGTGGCCGTGGCCCACATGGTCACGGCGTGCGGGGGGATGGGTGAGGGGTCGGTCATTGCCATAGCGCACCTATAGCGCAGAAGGGGATGGTCGGCATGACGAGTGGCCAGATCCATGGGTTTCTGATGGCCACTACGATGGAGAGAAGGGCGAGGAAGGCGTGGAACATGGCGGTCTCCTATTGTGCCAGCATTATACCATACCTTGGGCGAGTTGTCAACCCCTGTGGACAAAAAAAAAGCCCCCACCGAAGTGAGGGCTAAGTTGGGGCGCCGAAGGGGTTATTCAAGGGAGTCGCAGAAGTCCTCAAGGGCTGCGAGGAGGGTGCGGGCTGGGGAGCGACTCAGGTTCTGGTAGGAGGTGCGGAATTCCCTTGAAGCAAGCTGGAGGGCCTGGGTCAAGCTCTCGTGTTCGGCGAAGATATCGTCGAGTTCCTTGCCCTTGGCCTCAAGTTCCTCCTTCAGGTGGATGACTTCTTCGGTGAGGGTGTCGTTGGCTGCCCCTGCCCCTTCCAGCTGGCGATTGGCTTCGGCTAGGGCGTTCTCAAGGTCAACCTGCTTGCCTGCGGCTGCTTCGTACAGGGCCTGGGCGGAGGTTGCGGAGGCGTTGGCTTCCCCAAGGGTGCGGTTGAGGGCGGAGTACCGGGCTTCGGCTTCGAGCAGCCGCTGGGAGAGGTCGATGGCATCAGGGGAGTAGGTGGAGATCAGGGCTTTGGTTTCCTTTCCCTCCGCCTCCAGCTCGGCGACCCGGTCCCAAGCGTTCTTCAACGCCCCACGAAGGTCGGTGATGGAGTCAAGGGCGATGGTGTGGGCGTCCTTGGCTTCGGCAAGGCGGTGCTCAAGGGCAGTGTGGGCATCCCTTGTCTCGAAGAGTTCGTGGAGGGTTGAGTCGTACTTCCCGCGAAGGTCAGCCATATCCGCAGCGCAGGCGTGCATTTCCTTGATCAGGTCGGCGTTGGCCCGTCGAGCTTCGGTAAGCTCATGCTCAAGGGAGTCCCGCTGGGCACGGGCTGTGGCAAGGGCAGCGGAGACTTCCCCGTTGGTCTTGTGCTCAAGGGCTCCCCACTCCTTCGCCTGGAACAGCTCCCGCTGGGCGGAGTCGAGGGCTTCCTGAAGCTGAAGGTGCCGTTCGTTGAAGTGGGTGTTCGTGATTGTAAGGTCACGAATACGGTTCTCAAGGCCAGAAGTCTCTCGCCTAAGGGCAAAAAGCTCCTCGCGGAGGTTGCCACAGCGGCTCTCCTGGTCGTCCCTCTCCCTGCAAACGCGGTCAAGGGTGGCCTCAAGAGTGCTCTTCTCCTCAAGGATCGATTGAAGGGCGGTGATGAAGTCGGTAACGGTGTTCATATCGGTTTCCTTTGGTTGGGATGGGCGGGCAAGGGGCAGTGCTGGTGGGGCCTTCGGCGAGGCACGCACTTGACATTACCTTGCCCGTAGTGGGAGGGGCGATCCTGATTTCCCCCTCCCTAGGCTCAAGTCGAGGCTTCGGACCTACCTCGGACCTACTGAACCGTGACCTGCGGCGCAGGCTTGGTGGCCTTGATCCGTGGGGGGACTTTCCCCTTGGCAGGCTTGGGGGCAGCTACCGTGGGGATAGCGGCCTTCCGCTTGGCAGCCTTGTCGGCATTGGCTGCGGAGAGGACCGGGTCCACCTTGATCCCCTCAAAGAGGGTGGGGGACAGGGTGATGGTCTTCCGGGACTCGATGTTCGCCTTGGCAGTCTCGATCAGGGAGGCGTCGGCTGCGACCAGTTCCTTCGCCTTTGCCTTCAGCTCAGCCTTGGGCACGTCGGCGATCTTGATCTTGTTCGCCTTCATCCAGTCTTTCACCAGCTTCTCGGCGAGGCGGAGCGCCTCAGTCATGACCTCGCGGGCAACCCCAGCGGCTTCCTTGCCCTTCGGGAGCTTGGTCTTGCCTTGATACATGGCTTCCAGGTTCTGCTGGGCCTGGGCGAAGATGGCGGCCGAGCGTGCCTTCGGGTCAGGGTGTTTGGCCTTGGTGTAGGTTGTCATATTCTTCTCAAGGAACGCCTTGAGCCCGGCCGCAAACACAGCGGCGTAGATTTCATCGGGGAGCTTGGACGGGTCAACGGTGAGGGAGCCGGCATCGCCCTTGATTTCGATGGTAACGGGTTGCATGGAGTAGTCTCCTTGTCAGCGGAATTGCTGATGATGGCAGTGTAGCATGGGGCTGGCGGATTGTCAACCCCGGTCTTGTACTTAAGGGATGGCCCTTAAGTAGAACTACGTAGGTCCCCCTGGTCCAGCAGATTGACCACCAATCGCGCGCAGTACTGTGGGTCCTGGCAACGGTCCGCGGCAATCGCGGCGAGGAGGTTGCGCGCGAGGCGCAAGGTGAGTTCGGGTCGGCCTTTGGCCGTGGCGGCCTTGGCCTTGACGGTGAGTGGGGTCATGTTAACGTATTTCACTCTCGCCTCCTGATTTCCTATCACGCCACCAGTCTAGCACTGCCCGGTGAGGAAGTCAAATCACATCTTCGTGATCGAAGGGTACGCCGCTGGGGTCGAGGTAAGCAGGTTGAGGGTGGGCTTTGGCCCTGGCTTTGCCCTGGCTTTGCCTTCGTTCCCGTGGAGGGGCTTTGGACCTACCGTGGCTTTGCCCCTACCGTGCCTTTGGCTTCCCCCCTTAGGGCCTTCGGCTTTGCCTTCGGCTGTTGACTTCAGCAGGTTGAGGGGAGAGTGGGCCGTGGGGGCAGGGTAGGGGCAGGGTGAAGGGAGGGGCAGGGCTTTGGCTGGTGCGTGCGCGTTCATTGTTTTGGCGCGCCGAGTCGGCGGTAAGACCGTATTCCGCCAGCAAAATCAATCACTTACCGGTGTGGCCGGAATGCAACACGGTGCCTGGATGGCGAAACGGCGGTATCGGGATGGCGAAACTTGACACCGCCGCCGCGACGTGCGATGCTCGTTTCACGGTGCATGACGCACCGGACTACCGCAAGGTAGGGTTGTTTGACAATCAAATCAGGAGGGACTACCGCTAAAGGTAGTCCCATTGACAAAGGGCCAGACCCATGGCCCTACGCCAAAGCGCACGGTAGCGCTTGTCTAATCCATCGGGCTTAGGCCCTTGGCTCTGGACTCGCCTACAGGTGACTAGCGGCTAGGGCTTGGGGTTGCCCTTGGAAAGGTATCCAATGAAGATAAGTCACAGTCCTTTTGGCGGTGGCCATACCGTGGTCATTGTCAAGGGATGGTCTGATGGCCGTCCTTGGACGAAGTATGTGGGAGTGTACTCCCACGGCCATGTTGTGCTCTACAGGGATGTCTCGGACATGGTTCGAGACACCGGTAGCGTCCACAAGACGGTGACCGAGAGTGCCATCGACAACGTATCCATCGACTTGGCCACATTTGGTGAGGAGTAGGCCATGGCCGTACTCCCAGACTTGTCGGCCATGAAGGCCGAAATCGAGGCTCTGAGGCGAGAGAACCTCGCCCTTAGAGCCAAAGAGGAAGCCAGGCGCAACCAACCCTTGACGTGCAAGGTCACGGATAAGGGAGGGTTGAGTGTTTACGGCCTTGGCCGATGGCCGGTGACGCTGTACGCCAGTCAGTGGCGGCAGTTAGCCAAAGGTATGCCCGAGGTTATGGCGTACCTTGAAGCCAACACTTCCCGCCTCTCGGTTAAAGGGGAGGCGTAGATGCACCTGACCACGGTGAGGTGGCAGGGGTATGAGTATGCCTTGCCAGAGACTTGCCGTCTATCTCACGGCAAGGCGGTACCGCCTATGCTGGGCAATGCCCTTGCTTGCGAGGCATGTCCGTACATGCGGCTTTGTGACGCGGTATGCTGTAGGCTGTTGGCGACGCTTAAGCGTGAACGGCCAGAGGCATGGCGTATACTGACAGACTGGACCATGGCCGATGCTTGAGGCGTTGGCCGTAGGGTTGATCTGGATAGCCGCGCTTGCATTGAGTGCGGCTATCCGCCGTGAGTGCCGTGCAGTCCTCAGGGACGGCGGATTTACCATAATCAAACCAAGGGATACCTACAATGCGCCGCATGACAATCCGCCACATCACGGTTAAGGGCAGGCTTATCATGGTCGTGACCCTCCTTAGCCTTGCCGCTTTGATGCCGGCCAAGGCAATCGATCTGGTTGCGCCCAAGCCGGGCGCGCCGGAGTTGGTGAGTGTTGGGCGTGCCCGAACGCCTGAGTCGCTGGCCTGTAGCAAGCAGGCCAGTGAGTCCAAGCTTACCGGGTCTGAACGGCAGCGGTACATGCGTGCTTGCAAGCGGGTCCTGGCGGCTCAGGCCGAAACTGCGGCGCCTGTGGCCGCTGCGACTGCCCCTGCCACCGCGGCGCCTGCGCCTGCCGCCGAACCGGCTGCCCGCCGCACCGTCCGCCGGACCGCTGCGCCGGCCGCTCATTGAGCCCTAGGGCCAGAGGTATCCCCCGTACCTCTGGCCCTTGAACCAAGGAAGAACACTTCATGAACACCAGGAGAACCTTGGCCTGCCTGGTGGCCTTGGCCTTGGCCTTGCCCGCCACGGCCCGTACCCCCGCCCGCTACCTCCCACAGGGTATCGGGCTGCGCCTCGGTGAGCTGCCCGGTACCGCCGATGCGCGGCTACTCCGGGCGTACCTGGCGGTACAGGTATGCCGCCCCCGAGACCGCGCTTGCCATGCCGCCGTTGCGGTTGGCCCGTCCGCAGCGGTATCGGGATGGCTTGCCGCCGACGATGGTGAGCATCGCCTGGACCGGCTGGCGGTGATCCTGCTGGCCTACCCTGGCGTGCCTGCGGCCCTTGACCTTGCCGCCACTGACAGTGAGCTTATGCTCGCCTGCCAAGTCCCCGGTGGCGCTGGCCGCTGGGGTTTCGCCTCGGTCGACGAGTGCCTTGACGCCCTTGACTGTGGCCCTTGACTGTGGCTTTCGCCCTTGGGTTTCGGCCCCCGGTGGCCCCTGGTGTTCGCCCTTCGTTCTGCCGTTCGCCGATCGGTTCCCGTTCCGTTCCGCCGCTCGGCTCTGGCCGGCACTCGCCAACCCTAGGCCACCTCCCTTATCCCCCCCAGATTGGCCCTAGACTGGCGTCAACGACCCTTAAGGGTTCGTCTTATAGGGCTCCAGGGGGGG